AGATAATCTAAATAACTTAATAAAACTTCTTCTGGTTTTAAATTAAACATTTCTTCAAATCTACCAATAAACTCATCATAATAATCATAATTTTCTTTTATATCACTATTGAAAACTTCTTTGAACTCATTAGGATAACTAGATGGCTTAAACTCTATATTTTCCGAAAGATCCATTTTTAAAATGTTTGCAAAAACCATTGAGATTTCTTCTTTTAAGCTATCTTCAAACCCTTCAAAAGAAAAAGAGTCTCTTAGCTCAGTTGTCAAAAGCAACTCAGAAACATAATCATTTATGTAAGAATCAATAACATCAAAAGTATTTCCAAATATAGGTTCAACATAGTCACTAACACTATCTCCATCTGCAGAATATAAAAGCAAATAATGAGAATCTGAAGGATGTCCTTGGTGGGATATTCCTTTAACTCTATATTGAGTAAAACCCTTTTTTAAACCTATTTTTTCAGAATAGCCTATTGTAGAGTTAATTGATTCTGATTCATCGTTTAATATTGATCTAACCCTGTATTTATATTTAACAGTTTCATCATTTTGGCTTTTATCAGTTACTTTTTTTAAATATAGATTTTCAAGCTTTCCGTCATTTTTGTTGACAACCCTCATTCGATAAGTTCCGTCTTTATAAACATTTATGTTTTTACTATGAATATTATTAAAGTCATAAGCCACTTATATCACATACCTTATTTTTGTGTATCCCTCTTTTTGTTCAATTATTTCAATAGAACCATTAATCTCTCCATGGCTTTCTATGTAAGGAATATTGTTTATACTTTTTCCAATCAAAGAAATATCTATGTCGCTTAATTCAACCATTTCGTTTACTTCTATAATGATTTCACTAAGAGATGGATCAATATTAAGTTTTTCATTCTCAATATTTTTAACTTCAAAAAGGTTGCCTATTACATTGCTGCTAGTGCTCTCATTTTTACTTGTAAATTCTTTTTCATAATAAAAAGAAATGTAGTCAGACCAATCACTTTCATTTTCACTAGATATAGACTTGATTTTCATAAAGTATTCATTATTTAAATCAAGATCTGAAACATTTATTTTGTTTTCAAAAACTTCATTTTCGTAATCATTTTTATCAAAAAGCTTATCTTTACTAATTAAAACCCTATACTTTTCAGCTCCATTTACCTTAGACCATTCAAAATTCAAATCATGAATAATAGTTTGATGTCCAGGATTAATTATTTCTGGAGATTTTAGTTGTGGATTTTTGGTGGTAGTAAAAGAAAAAGCATAATTTGTTTCAAGTGGATTATCTAATGCATCTAATATTGAATGTTGAGGATCATTAGAATTTAAATTTCCAGAAATAACAACTTGATATTTTTTGTCTGGAAACAAGTTTTTTGGTTTAAAAATTATTGTTTTAGTAGATCTTTCATATTTTAAATCACCTTCAATAGAACCAACACCTTGTTCTATCACCATAAATGTATTATCATTAACCGATTCAGAGTTTAAGTTTTTTGAAAACTTAACTTTAATAGAAGAGTTTAATGAAACATTGCTTTCAACATTATCTGGGTAGTGATCTACTACATGAGGATTTAGTCTTGGTTGCATCTTATCTACCACCTACTTTATTTTTATTCTTCTAATAAATCTGAGTGTCTGCCGCAATAAATCGGCTCTCCTTCTGGTTCTTTAGCAGTAAAGGTACACTGAGTTCCGTCACTTTTAGGAGCTTGACATCTTGGCTCTCCATCATCTGTCAGCTCTTCAAATTCGTTTTCTTCTTCTTTTTCTTCTTCTGAAAAATCTTCTTCAGCTGGTTCTTCTTCATTTTTTTTATCTTCTTCAGATTCAGTTGATTCTTCTGCTTTTTTATCTTCTTCAGATTCAGTTGATTCTTCTGCAGGAGCTTTTTTCTTTTCAGTTGGCTCTTCTGCTGATTTCTTGCTTTCTTCTTTATCTTTAACTGCTGCTGATTCATCAATTGGTTCAACATCTTTTTCAGCAGGTTTTTCAACTTTAATATCTTCTCTTTTTAAAGTACCTAACCTAACACCTCTTAAAATCCCTTTCATATCAAGAGTTTCAATTTCTTCATCACTAAAGACTCTTTTTGGGTTTGTTCTAGTTAAGTGAGTGTTGGTTTTTTCATCAAAGTAAGCATACCCCCTGTTAATATAAACAGAAAACATCTTATTACCACCTTTCTAAATATGTATTAAGAGAGGATAGATTATTCTACCCTCTCTATTTTGTTTTTATTTTTTAGTTATTACCAAAGTCGCCTTCGTCAATTGTACGAATAAGAGTTGGTTTTTCGTAAGATACATCAAGTGAAACCCCACGAGCTGTCGCAACGGCCTTACCCTGGTCTAAAATTCCAATTCCATATCTTTCCTTAAATTTCAAATTACGGATATCTCTGTATGGGTCTGTAAAATCTTCTGTTGTCATTTTTGTTTTCTCAACAATTACACCAACATTATCACGATCCACTACATACATATCGAACTTTTTATTAACTTGATCGAAAGGAATGAATGGAGATACCATTAAGTTAAGTGCAAAAGGAATTCTACCATTAGCAGCATTCTTATCAATTTGAATACTTCCATCAGTACCTAATGCAGGCTTGTCAAACACATTTACAAGACCATTCTTTAGGAATACGCTCCATGTTAGTGGATGAATAAGAACATCTGTAGGAATGTAGTTGTTTGCCATAATTGCAATAATTAGGTCAAATAAATCCTCAACTGATAAAGTATCGTTGAATTCACCATGCTCATTTCTTCCAGTTGTTCCGGCTTCAGGGTACTTATTACGCTTTCTGTTGTCAAATACAGCGTGTCCATGCTTTGACATGGATTTAAATAGCAATTCCTCTTTTAATCTGGCTAATGCTCGCCCAGCCGCCTGAATATGCATTCCGACCACCGACCACTGAGAATCCTCGATCATTTCTTCACTGATTGGAACAAGTAAACCTTTTTTGGTTACATCTACCTCTGTAGCACGTTCTTTCAGCATAATATCGAGTGTATCGGTTGGAAATTCTTGGGTTTCTCCCACAACTTGGGCTCGGAGGGAACCAATGGCAGGGAAAATCATTCTGTTTCCAGTTTCCATTTGAACCTTCTTGAAGAATTTGCTTGCTAAATAAACAGGCTCTGCTGATTCTTCTAATACACCTTCCATAATTTTAGGCATAAGAATGGAAGCATCACGACTTGTTAATGCTTCTTTAATTGACATTGGACTTTCTGTTAATCCAAATTCTCTTAAAGAACCTTCTTTCATTAATGATGTATATTTTTTAATATGTTCAACAATCTCTTTCTTTTCTTGCTTGCTTTTATTTTTAATAAACTCTTTAAAGTTTCTGATTTGCTTTGGCATTATATAATATCCTCCTTGAGATTTTTAAATATTCTGAAAATTTAAATTACATTTGTAGTAAAATGTCTACACTACCCTCAACACCGTCAAAGTCAAGATTACTAGGCATACCAGGCATCTGATGTACAGCTGTGAAATCAACAGTTACCTGTGCAGTTGCAGTTGTGTCCTTAAGCAGGTTAATTAATACAAGTCCTGTTTCTGGATCAACAAAGTCAACTTCGTAATCAGTACCTTCTACCATACCATCAACATGAACAGTGTGAGAACCTTTAACCATTGGAGTGTGCTCGCTTAATACTCTGAAAGAATATCTTTCTCCAGCTTTTACTCCAGCTTGAATAGTACCTAATACTTCACCTTTATACTCTTTCTTATAGTTCATTCCGTCGGTTAATCCAGGAATACCAGTTACACGATACTGTTCAGCATCATAGCCATCAACATAAGACTGATCATAAGGATAACCTTCATCATCTAAGTGCTCTGCACCATAACCAAGATCAGGACTATCTGGCTGATCGAAACCTTCTGGCATTGCATACTTTAACCAACCGGCAGGAGTTAAGTTTCTGTCTACATTAACAACCATACCAACTTTTTGTTCAATACTATCTCCTAACAGAGATTTATATGTAATTTCTACATTGTCTGTTCCAGCTGCAGGAGCTGCGGCCAGTGTTACTTCTCCTAGGATGTTTTTAATTGAATCTACAGCTACTTCAACGCCATCAACAGTTGCAACAATATCAGCTGCTGTTACATCTGGGTGGATAGAAGCTTTTAATGTAAATACTGCTTGAGTTCCATCTCCACTAAATACTTCCATTCTTTCTTTGAATTCTTCCCATTTAACAAAGCGACCATTAGCATCGGACATAACCTTGTCACCAGGCTTAATATCGCCATAGCAAGAACCCCATTCTGTTTTTTCTGCTTTAGCTTTTTCGCCAAAGTAAGGTAAGTTAATTGTGTTTCTTGTCATGTAAACAGGTACATTACCTTTGAATGTATCGTCAACTTCTCTGTAAATGTTTAGAGCAGCTACACCAACAGGTTTGTTTGCTTTTCTAACATATGTATCTCCATCTTTTGCTTCTGGAGAGTGATCAGTTTCTACAACATCTTCTCCACCATTCGCTAGAGTAAGCATGTTGTAATACATGTTGTCGTCAAAGTTCTTTCTCTCTCTATCTGGAACTAATGAAACTATACGACCTTTAGGAATTACAATCCAGTTGTTAAACTGTCCACCAAAATGATACTGAAATAATCTAGGCAGTTTTGGGTCAACCATTAATCTACTGGAAGGAGCATCTCCCTGATCCTTTACAAGTTTAGTTTGTGTTCTGTTATACTGATCTTCTGTACTCTTTACAATTTTTGTTTTATTATCTTGTGGGTATAAAGCCATTTCTTGTTTTCCTCCTTGAAAATTTTAAGTTTATTTTTAGTATCTTAACATTGAGTTAATTTCTGCATCAACATCATCATCTTGACTTTCTTCAACTTCTCCTTCATCCTCTTCGACATTTTCTTCTACAGAATTATGTAGTCCAGGATTTTCAACTTCTACGCCTTCAGAAACTTCTACTTCTTCTGTTTCTTCAACTTCATCTTCAACAGTTTCAACTTCTTCAGTTAAATCAGAAAGAGTATCTCTTAAAGATTCTGCTGTTCTTTTTACATGATCAGCGATTTTATCTTCTCTAGATTCTTCCTTAACTCTTCCTAGTTGAATTTTTAAATCAACAACTTTTTCAGCCATTGCTTTATGCTGATTGGATTTCAACTCAGCGTTTTCAGCTACAAGAGCTTCAATTTCTGTTTCTAAGTTTTCAACTCTGCCTTCTAAAACTTCTTTTTCTTCAGATAAAAGCTTGTTGCTTTCTGTCAGAGTTTCTAATTTAGACTCTGTAGTTTTAAGCTTAGTTTCAACAACTTCTGCTTTTTCTTTTTTAACCTTGACTTTTTCTTCAAGAATTTTTACTTGTTCCTCTAAAGTCATTGCTGTGCCTCCTTGTGTATTAATTGATTCTTCTATGTTTTCGTTTTTATTTTCAACTTCTTCTCTGTCTAATCCCTCTACAATTGTTGTAATCTGTGCATGTTGATCTGCAGGAACATTAACAAAAGAAACTTCAATGAAATTAATATCACCTAAAATTAAGTGAGCTAATTCTTTGCTTTCTTCACCATATTCTCTTCCTGGCCAGTGATTACAACTTCCCTCTGTAAGCCAATCCTTTCCACAAATGCTGCAGTATGCATGTTCAGCATAACCGCCAATACTGACAGTTTGATACCTTCCATCTTTAACTTTTTCTGCAGCTTCTGGATCTGTAATTTCACACTTTAACTTAATTACAGGAGGACCAGCTTGAGATGAGCTAGAGAATTTTGCAGCGACAACTCTACCAACAGGCTCTCCATTATGCTGATTATGATGAGTCAACACAGGAGCATCATATGGATAATTCCATGAATACTGGCCAGTCTTTTTAGTTTCGCTTCCTCTTAGTTCTTGAGCAGTATATGTAGTAGAATTTTCAGTAGTTAAAGCATGGATTGCTTCTATCCAAACTGTAACACCATTTTCTTTACTTTCTGCCACACCATTATCATCTTTTGCCATTCTTACATCTAACAAATTAAAAGCTTCTACAAACTTCTTTTTCAAGCAGCTAACCCCCTTTCATCAAGTTTTTTATATGTTAAGTAAAATTCACCAACAGGTTTTTTGTTAGGTAATTTATCAAATATCCCATCAGTAAAATTAATAACCTTTATTTTTTCGTTCTCTACATAACTAAGACTTTCTTTGCCAGCCTCCTTGCCGGCATTAGCAAAACCTAAGTTGTAAGAACTCATTAAAAAGTTTCTTGATAAGTAGTATAATTTATACTCTAAAGCAGAAAATATAGATGCCTGTTTAGAAATTATATCCACATATTTGTTTTCCTTATTTAAAGTTAACACAATAGAATCTTTTATAGATTCAAAGAATTGTTTTAAGTATTTATCTAGTTCTTCATTTATAACATTACTGTTTTCAGCTTTTAAGTTTTTATTTAATTCGCTTTCAGCAGCCTCAAAACCACGCTTATAAGCTTTTGTAGAATAAGCCTTAACAAAGTTCCTTATTTTTTTCTCAGCTAAATTTAAGCTTAATTCTGCTTCTTTAATGTAATGTTCTTTTGTTTTAACATCTTCATAATAAAAATCAGTGTTGTCTATTATTTCTCTTCTGGCTTGTAAGTAAGCTGCAGACATTTTTTCTTCTAGATTATTACTACCAAACATTTTGTTGAAATATTCTTTGTTATTAGAATGCTGATTTTCTGGATCTTCTCTGTTATCAGTATCTGAGCTATCGGAATTAAACATATTTCCATTTAATCTACTTAAATCAGAAAGTGGTTCAAACCCTAACTCTTGTCTCATTTCATCGTGTGTGATTGCATTGTGTTCATACTTATAAATACTGTGATTTTCAATTTTAATTTTTAAATCAACATCTATTTCATTAAATTCAAATTCAGCAATATCTTCAGGGTTTAGTATTGGATCAAATCCACCTTCTAACAACAGCTCTCTCATTATGAAATGATTTATAAAGTCTTCAACTACTGTCTGATAAGCCCTTACAGAATCTCTCATTTCTGATGATTGGCTTTCGGCAGTTGATCTGTTGCTTGTGTCTCCACGACCCATAACTGTCTCTGGAGTTCCAAAACCAGTAAATACTCTTCTCTCAAAATATTTCAAGTATTTTTCTGCATCTAAAGCTTCTTTTTCAGCTCCAAGAATGTTTACATCATGCCTCTCTGGAATAACTAACCCACCTTCGGTCGGCATGTTTTCTATTTGTTGTTTCATGTATTCAATTTCTTCATCTGTTGCTTCATATCCAGGTTTGTCAATTCCAACTCTATAAAGATAAAGCGGATTTAAATGCCTGTAAATTAATCTTGCAACATTGTCTTCTACTTCTCTAAGAAGTCTAACATCATCTAAAACAGGAGTTGCTAAAGGAACTCCAAAAAATCTTCCAGCAGGTTTCTTAAAATAAATATGTACTACATCTTCCTTTTTGAAAGTTTTTTCATTTTCACCAACGACCTGTTTATACCTGGAGACTGTTCCATGTTTATCTACCTGTATAGAAATGGTTGAAGGAGCTTGTCTAAAGTAACCTGCAACTGGATCTTTATCTCCAAGACCCTTGTAAGTTAAACCATTTACATAGTTTACATCTGCAGGATCTTTTCTGGCTTTAATCAAAAAAACATTTGAATATTTAACAAGATCTTCTGATAATTCTTTCCAAAACTGATCTATCGGAGAACCCATTGAATCAGCTAAAACAGAAAATCTTTTTTTTATGTATTCTTTTACTTTTTCATTTTTATATTTGATATTCCAACCGCTTTTAAACATTAGCTCGATGTATTTATCGAGTGCCTGTCTTACATAACTATCTGTGTTATATGCAGCATCAATATCTTCAAGTTCGAAAGGGGATTCTTGAAAATCACTTCTCTCACCTTCCATAAATGAAAAACCAACTTTTTTAATTGTTCTAGCCAGAGGGTTTTCTTCATCTGCAGCTTCAATAATTCCTGCCAACTTTTTGCCAATCCAACCTTTCATCTTGCCAAATATTGTTTTCTTAGCCATATATATCCCCCATTAACTTAATCAAAGTATGTATATTTTTCACTCACAATACCTTCACGAGATACCAAAAATGATGTCTGAGCGGGTCTTGATCCTACATGCATCATTTGGTTGGATAATATATCTCCACCAACTAATGAAGGTAGTTTGTACCATTTGTGGCCAACACCCTCAAGTTGTTCCTGGTGATGCAAATGCCCTTGTACTACATAAACCTTTTCTCCTGGAGCATCTGCAAGCCTCATCATGTTTAAAACATCAAGCTGACCTGTGTATTTACCATTCCTTATGTTATTGCCATGTGTTTGCATAATGCTAGAATCGTAAATATTTACAATCTTATCTGCTTTATTTGATACATCCATTTCAATTGATTCATAATTTTCTAACAATTTTTTTAATGTGTAATTAGCAGTAAGATCCCAATTAACTCCGTCTTTGCTGTGGTTACCTTTTACAGCTGAATATCTCATATAAGGCATGTAATCATATATTGAAAGCATAAAATATTGTAGTGCATCAATATATCCCATAAACTGATCTTCGTATTTAACATCCTGGTGATCTCCCTGACCTGGATAAACATGTCCATTTGGATCGTCAAGTCCGTCACCATAATTTAATACAACAACTTCTTCTATTTTATTGTTGTCTATCTCGCTAATAATATTTTCTAAGTATTTATCAATTCTTTTTTGGAATATGTTTTTATTAAAACCCTCTATGTTTCCAAGCAAGTTCTCACCAAGCACAAGCTTTCCAAAATGCCAATCAGTTAAATTGACTGCAAGTGTAAGCTCATTACTGGTATCTGATAAAACATTGAAAACTCCAGGTTTTTTCCAATCAAAAGAATCAACTTTGTCTAAAATTTTCTCAGTAGCTTGATTAGAGAAATATTCTTTTTTTCGAAGCTTTTTATTTTCTCTTAATGCCTCTTTATATGTTTCTTCTCTAATTTTACGCTTTAAATTTTTTCTTCTTCTCTGTTTGCTGATCTCAACCATATCTTCATCTTCAAGATTTTCAAGCTGTTCATCTGTAAACTCAATATCATCATGAGTTATTTTAAGAGCTGTTTTTATATAATATAAATCATCTCTTTCAATTTCTAATTCTTCAGAACAACCTCTTAAAGTTAATCTATTTGCAGGATCAGTAGCACAATATAGTTCTCTAAAAACTTCCTCTTCTTCTTTTGTAAACTTTATGTATTTACCATCTGGAGTATTGATTAAATAATACTCTCCAAAATCTTCAACTTTAGGACCCATTTCTTCTCTTCCCTCTTTTATTGAGGTTGATCCATTATCATAATCGCTTACTGTAATTTCATATTTGTCCATCCAATATTTAATTGATTTGTGATCTACGCCAATTTTTCTAGACAAAGGTCTTTGTCCACCATACTTCTTTAGAAGTTTTAACAAAGTATCTCTGCTTTCTTTTACCTCTTCCCAACTTATACTCATTTATTCCTCCCTTGTTTCACAAACATAAGTAATGGTTTGTCTTTCTTTATAAAAATCTCTATAAAAAGGAATTTTGTCAAAATCAACATCTTGTATTTCTTCCGGAGAAACAGGATATACAGGACTATAATCTCCAGTAAACCTTCCTGAATCTAAACATCCGTCAAGAGATATTGGTTCAAAATTACCGGTTGCCGGGTTATATGTTGTTCCATAACCAGCTTTAATTAAGAAAGATTCAATCCATTCCTCAATACCTTCTTCAAAAGTGAAACCATCTATTGTAGATAATATTTTTGAAAATTCTGATAACATTTTATAAATTTCTCTGATAACTTCTTTTTTGCCTATTACAACAATATCCTGTGAATATTTTTTTGTTTGAGCATATATGTATTTATAAAGATCTATAATTTTCTCTTCAAGATCCTCAAAGATATCGTCTATTACGTCATATATAATATCTGCCACACTTTCTAAGTATAAGCAATCCAAAACTCCATTAGGTCTTTCTGGATTAGTTTCAGCAATAAAATCAAAAAATTCCATTGTATCACTAACCAGTTTTTCTTCAACCTCTTGCAGTTCTGAAATAGCTTTAGAAATAATTTTTCTAACTGGAGATAAAATCATTTTAGTTATTTCATTAACAAAATGAAACGCTGCCACTTTATCCTTACCATATGCAATAGCAAGAAGTCCTCTTATTGCATCAATAGCTTTTATTATTTCTGATAATGAATATTTTTTA